ACCGCCGACTGCCGTAGCAATGGCGCCGGCACCCATCATGCCAATGTCATCCAGGCCGAGGCCGAGAGGGCTATTCGATACGGCTCCGGTGAGCAGGTATCGGTTCGGCATGAGAATCGCGTGATCGTTGGTGTTGGCGCCGAACTCGACCGGATATTGGGTCAGGGTGATCGCCTTGCTGGTGATCCCTTCCAGCTTCGCGTCGAACTCAAGAGGGCCGATCTTTGGCAGTGTCTTGGTGAATATGCTCATCAGGCTCATAGTTCTGGGCTCTTGAAGTCCTGCATGGTCTGCTCGGTCATCTGACCCATTTGCTCGTTGAGTACCTGCTTGACCTTCTCTGTGTCGGCGCCGCTGATGTGGTACACGCGGTTGTCGGTGTATCCAGCAGCGCTTGCTCCGCGCCTGGACGCCTCGCCAGCAGCGTCTGCCGGGCGCTCATACTCGCGGGAGACAATCGAGGCGGCATCGTAGGAGCTGGTCGCGGCGCGTAGCTTGGTGCCGGCCGACTTCTCGTTGCCCCGGGTCAACTCGTGGTTGATGAACTCAAGCTGCTCGGCGCCAGTAGATTTGCGGATGTCCTTGCCGTACTGCTTGGCGAACTCGGCCTGGCGATCTGGGTGCCACTGGGCCAGTCCGTATGCCTGACCGCCGTCACCGGTGGCGTTTGCCTTGAATCCGCTCTCAGCCTCCAGGTTGGCGGCGATCCCTTCGGCCTGCTCCTTGGTCCACCCCTTGGACGTGAAGTAGTCCACGACAGCGCCAATAGCCTCGCCGCCGCCTTTTTTCAGGCGGTTGTTCAGCAGCTCTGTGTCTTCGCCGCTGTTCAAGCTGCTGGAGTACAGAAGCGCCGCAGCACTTCCTCCGGCAACCGCGAGCATAGAAGCGCCGCCAGCAGCCGCTGCGCCACCAGCAGAACCGGCGGCAGCAACACCGCCAAGACCAACAATGGCGCGCAGAGCGGCCAAGCCCTTGAGCGCAGCACCTCCACCCAGGAGTGCCATGGCAATGGCGACAAGCTCAATGTTGTCAGCCAGGCCACCGAAGAACTCTTTCAAGCCAGAATCGACGAGCTCTTTGTTGTTTCGGTAGAAGGCGACGAAATCCTCAGCCATATCTGCCAGGGCCGGAGTTAGCTCGCCCGCAATGGTGTTGCCGATATCGGTGAACACCTGGTCAAGCTCGCTGGTTGCTTTCGTCAGGCGCGCAGAGTCATCGATTTGCTTCTGGGTCATCACGGCAAGCTTGCCGCGGGAATCCAACTGCTTCTCCACCTCGTCGCGGCCACGCATGAGCAGTCGAACCGTGGAGTCATCCAAACCCAGGGCCTGGCCCGCGAGGCGCTGGTTGAGCGCGCTCATGTGCTCGAACTCGCCAGCAATACCGGCCAGGGCGTCAGCCGTGTTCTGCGCGCCGATGATCACGTCCGGGTTAAGCCCGAGCTTGGCCACGTCACCAAACCATCCGGTGTCACCGGTGATCGGTGATGCCATCAGGTCCTGAATCTTCTTCATTGCAGAGAAGGCATCAGAGGCGCTGCCGCCCTGGGCCTTCAATGCCTGGCCGAGGGATTGCACGTTTTGGGTGCTCAACCCGGTCAGCTTGTTGAAGTTGTTCAGCTCGGTACCGGCCTGCTTGAAGTCGCCCACTACCTTGTCGATGGCCAGCTTCCCGGCAAACACAGCGCCAAGCTGTAGGGCTGATTTGGTCAGGCCACCAAACGCCGCATCAGCCTTCTGGAATGACTTTTCATCGACCTTCATGCCGAGGGCGATCAAGAAGCTTTCGAGAACTTTCAAATTTCAGCCCCTTGAAAAACAAAAGCCCCGCGAGTGCAGGGCTATTTCGGTCGATTGGCTTCAGCCAGGTGGCGGGCGTAGATCATTTCGTCCATGACCAGGTTGGCCCGCTTTACCCATCCCAATGAATGAGTGCCGTCCGTGAGCTGGCTATAGGTGCACAGTGGCGGACAAAGCCCAGGTATACCAACGCACGGGCGCCACAGCTCCCAATCGACAGCCGGGTTTAGGCGCTCTCCTGACTCGAATCCGGCGCCTCGGCTGAAGCGGTAGATTTCTGGAAGGGGGTCAGGAGTCCGGAAAAATCCTCGAAGGCGTTCCCGAGAGCCAGAACCACAATGGTGAAGTAGGTCTTCAGGCGCCCGGAAAAGTCCTCCATGGTCAACGGCGTTTGGCTTCCTTCCTTGAAAAGCTTGCCAAGCATGGAGTCGCAGACGAAGTTGAAGTCATCCTCCGGCATGCGCGAGAGCATAGAGCCGACGATGCCGCCGGCAACGATGAACGAGGACGCGCTGCCAAGCTCGGCCAGGGCCAGGCCCTTGATCATTGGCTCTACACCGTACTTGCCCAGGCGGAACAGAACCGCCCGCTGTTTCTCTGCGCTTGGCATACCGAAGCGATAGGTCACACCGTCATGCTCAATGGTGCGGATATAGGATTCAGCCTGGCTCATACGATATTGCCCTTGTTGAACTCGATCACGAAGGTGGCGTCATTCATGCCTGGACCGCCGCGAGCCATGGACTTTCCGCGAGTAATAACGCCTTCAGAGAACACGCTACCCTCAAGGCCGGAGATTGAGGCATAAGAACCTGAGATTTCAGCCCGGGCCGTTACCTGGGCCTGCATTGCGAGTGCTTGAGGACTGCCAGGCATGAAGTTCACCGTGAGCCGCAGGCCGGGGTTCTTGCGATGAAACCGAACAGCGTTACCACCCAGGCCGCGACTCAGGTTCGCCACGTCATCGATGTTCTCAATCGTGAACGGCGGGTCGGTGCGGCCCCAGTCATCCAGCACGCCTACGCCGGTGATGACCACAATGGTGTTTTCTACAGAAAGATCAGCTAAAGACATGTGGGCGATCCTTATTCAACGTTGGCGGTCAGGTCGACAGCATGGATAGCGCCAGCGCGGAAGATGCGCATGCGGATTGGGGCGGAGTCACGATTGGCGCGCTCAGCATCGGAAATCTGGAGGATTTCATCTGCCTTGGTCAGCGTCTCGTAGCCTCGGCTCAGTTTCTCCTCACCGGTTTGGTCGTCGGTATAGTAACGCTCGCCCAGATAACCGTTGTCGATGAAGACCTCGCCAACTTGGGATGCAGCATTAAGAAGAACCTGCTGGCCTGGCGGGGTCTGACGCAGCTTCGTCGGCACCTTAGTGAGGGCGTTGTACAGCGCCACGCGCTCGAAGTTGACGAAGGCGTCAAGGTTGAACACATCGTCGATGTACTCGCCGAAGGTGGACGTGGTCTTGGAGTTGATGATTCGCCCCATGTCCTTCTCGCCACCGGTTTCGACAACCGTGTAGAAGATGGCGCCCTTCGACTTCATGGTGCTGTAGGCGGTCGGTGTCAGGCTTTCTGCGTCGATCCCCGGCAGCTTTTTGAATTCGCCGGTGATGGTCGAATTGGCCGCATTGAAATTCACTCGACTGAACACGGCCGCCAGCTCGAAGCCAGCATAGGGCTCGGTAGCGTGGCTCACGATGAGCATGCGGCGAGAGCCCTGCACGAATCCCTTGCTGACGATGTCGGTAGTTACAGAAGGGTCTCGAACGGTTGCCTGGTTGGTGGTGAAGGCAAAGAACTTGCTTGCAGCATCGCCGGCAGCAGCCAAAGCCAAAACATCGGCATCCACGGCACGGATCGAAGTCTCAAACTCGTACCAGTAGAACCAGATACCCTTGCTGATCGCATCATTCAGCGACTCGACAGGGGTGTCTTCCTCAATGCGCAGGTAGATGCGCAGGGTCTTAGGCTTGGGAATCGCCGAGAACCAGGCCAGTGCAGCAGCGTATGGGTCGGAAGCGATGTTGAAGTCTGCCGCCACCTGGGCAGCCGTACCGTAGTCCCGGTAGGTCCCGGTCACGAATGTTGCATCGCTCGACGAATCGAAGTCAGCAAACACCATGCCCGCACCGAAGTTGGAAGTCCCCAGCCCGGCCGAGTTGATCAGGACGTTGATGTTGATGATTTCTTCAGCCGGATAAGCCATTTACTTCCCCTTGCGCGATGGCGCCAGATTGTTCGGTTTCCACAGAGAAGCCGGCGCGATAGATCCGCTGTACGCGGTCTTCTGCGATGGATTCGCCATACAGGTAGAGGGTGAGCTGGGATCGCTCTTCCGTGGCG